CCTATCAGCAATCGCCACTGGCGAGGTATCTACGTTTTCCATGAAGTGAACGAAGGGCAGTTCGATGAAATGGCTGTGAGCTTGGGGTATTTACGGAGGAAGTACGGATGCTAAGCGATATTTTATTTGTAGCATCTACCGTAGCATGGACGCAGGCTCTACCGACTAGAACGGTGATAATCTATGCTTGCGCTGTAGCGTTCACGGCGCTGCTCAAATACTTGGAGGTAATTTGATAAGGCTATCTACATGCCCTGTATGCTCTAAGGAGTTCCCTCAGCCTAAGCGAGAGCAAGGCGGTGGAAGACTCTCTATCTACTGCTCTAATAAGTGCAGGTCTAAAGATTGGGTTAGTGGCAATGCGGGTAAAAGAAAATCATCTGTCCGTAAGTATGAAAATAGGGCAGAGGTTAAGGTATTACGAAAATCACTAGCTCGTAAAAGGTTGCTAAAGCAGCATGGGTGGGTTGAAAGTGATTTTATGCTACAAATGTATAGACAAAATAGCCTATGCTACGGGTGTAGGATGCCAATAGACTCTAGTACGGCTAAGATAGATCATTGTCATATAACAGGTAGAGTGCGTGGATTACTATGTAATGGCTGCAACTTACTTCTAGGGGGAGTGGCCGACGACCCTATGCATTTACGCCGTCTAATAGCCTATCTGGACTACCAGACTGATAAGACGAACATCTACCTAATTGGCTCTCTCGCTAACAAGCGTGTAGTAGAGATAGGTAATCTACTAAGAAACCATGACTATGATGTTATGGATGAGTGGGCCGCTCCCGGCGAGCTAGCAGATATACGTTGGCAAGAGTACGAACAAAGCCGGGGCCGTTCTTATGCAGAAGCTTTGAGGGGTAGGCACGCTTCGGATGTTTTTATGTTTGACAGGGCTTACTTAGACCATTGTGATATTGCTGTGGCAATTATGCCCGCTGGTAAATCAGCTATGCTAGAGCTTGGTTATGTGAAAGGATCAAACAAACCTAACTGTATTTTCCTAGACAATCAAGAGCCAGAACGCTACGATATTATGCCTAATTTTGCAGATTACCTAGCTAAGACGGAAGACGAGCTTATAGCATGGTGTGACTCGGTGAAACCGGAAAAGAGGATTAAATGAGCAGCATATCCAACTTTGTTCGAGAGGCTGTGCCTGAGACTTCTAGCGAAGACCGGACGAACTTCAAGCCTACTAATCCGAAAGACCGGGCTGCCACTACTAGGCTGGACTTAACCCTCTTTCCTATGACCGCTGTTGCTTACGGTGCTCTAGCTATGACCGAAGGAGACTTGAAGTATGGAGGCTACAATTTTAGAGTTGCTGGGGTTCTTGCTAGTGTCTACGTCGCTGCTCTTCTGCGCCATGTTTCCAAGTGGTATAATGGGCAATGGGCCGACCCTGATACTCGCGTTCCTCATCTCGCTAATGCTCTTGCTTGTATTGCTGTGCTTATTGATGCTCACGAAGCAGGTGTACTGAAAGATAATAGACCCCCTAAAGTTGGCATGGACTTGATGCTTAAGCAGATGCAGGACATAGTAGAGCATCTACAAAAGCTGTTTCCTGATGGCCCTGGTAGATACACGGAGGTAAGGTAGTTATTATAGGCGTTAGTGAATTGTATAAGGAGGTTTAACGATGATAAAAAGACTATTACTGGCTCTAGGGCTAGCTCTCTTACTTGGGAGTCAAGCTGAGGCTCAGACACGTTCCGCTACGTTCACGCTGAGTTGGACTGATAACTCTAATAACGAGACAGGCTTTAAGCTCTATCTCAAGAACCCTGATAGTACGTTCACGCAGATCGGTCAAGTAGGGGCTAATTCGACCACGTTCGTTACGCCGCTTGCTGTGCGCCCAGAAGGTACGCAGCTTTGCTTTGCAGTCAGTGCTTTTAATGCAGGGGGTGACTCTGCCAAGGCTGAGGGCTGCGGGAACATCCCTACTACGGCGGTCACTGTGCTACCGCTAGTGCTAGAATCTACCACCATACCCGAGTATGGTGCTATTACGATTAACGTGACTAAGCCAGTTGGTGCTACTAAAGCTACGCTGGTGCTGGACGTGTTCGACCCTGACTATCCGAACGAAGGCGAGCTATTCGTCAATGCGAATGGGCCTATCGTGCTGTGGGGTTCTGCGGGCGTGTCTGCTAATCAAAACGTGGTTGCCATTATTGAGTATGACATTCCCCTGGCATGGTTGGTGGACGGTGTGAACAAGCTGCGCTTCTCACATTTGGCTACGCTTGGCTACAAGATTAATGCCGCGTCAGTGCGCTTCGACATTGCTCTTCCTGGGGCTCCTAGCGCGTTGACAATTAAAGCTCAGTAAACTAAAATGCCCACTATGGTAGAAATAGCTCTACCGTAGTGGGCACTTTTACGGGGGTTATATGGCTGTTATTGCTGGTGTTGTTATTTTTGTGGCATGCCTTCTGGTTGGGGCTCTTGCGGAGCTTGTGCAGACTTTGGTAGACGGGCTACAGACGCGCGGAAAAGCTGCACGGCGGTAGACACAGCAGACGGGTTGTTGATAGTCCCGCTCTTCACCATCTCGTTAATCATTCTACGCCCTATCGGGTAGCCCAGCATACCAGCTAGCACGCCTGCTCCGATAGCCTCTCTTGACCCTCCGCCCTGGTAGCCTAGCATACCACCCATAGCTGCACCAGCCAGCCTACTAGACACCCATTGCTGTAGCGATACCTTCTTAGCTAGTCTACCAAGCGTGTCCTGTATTTGATCTAGCTCTACATCATCAAAGCTATTCATCATCAGCTTGTTCTTAGCTGATAGGTCAGATATTGGTGTAGAGCGTAGCTCTTTAATAACCTTCTCGGGATCGGCAGACTTGCTAATCAATGCCCCTAGACGCTTGACGTTCTGCTCTCGCCCGTAACTCTCTATGGCTGCCTTGTACCCAGGATTAGCCGCCTCGATACTCTCCATTAAGGCAGCACGCACACCCTTTAGCTGGCCTGCTACAGTAGGGTTGTAATTCTGTCCCCCTAGATGCGAGTAGTGATTGATATACCCTTGTAGAGTATCTTTTAGACTCTCTGCACCTTTCAGCGACATATTAGGAGTAGTCGTGAGCTGGTCGAATACGTCATCTATAACAGAAGTAGCCGGTGACTCCTTGCCTAGCTTCTGGCTCATGTTAATAACTGCTTGTATAGGACCGACTAGCGCCTGCTGGTCTAGCTCATTAGCGCCGGCTTTCTTGAACAAAGCCGCGCTAGTCTCACTAGGAAGTAGCTTAGTTAGTTGCTTAACAGCGCCCGCTCGGCTGACAGGCAAGGCACGACCGAGTGCTCCTAGTGCTCTGCCCCCTATAGGACTAGCGGCTGCAAGGCCGATCTGTGCATTACTAGGCTCTGCTACGCCTAGCTTCTGAGCTAGGTACTCACCACCAGCGGAGCCGGCCATCTCGCCCATTAAGGCCCCTCCTGGGATAGGGCTAGCAGCGCCTAGAGCAGCCCCACCGATACCGCCTGCTACAGGGAGAGCAATACCAGCTCCCATCCTACCAAGACGGAGCATCTGCTCCATCAGGCTTTCAGGCTTGGCAGCGGGCGTAGGTGTGCCTCTCATCTTGTCTACTAAGGCTTGGTCTTCCTTAGTGCCAGGCTGGTTGGGGTCTATATTAATGTTTATAGGGGTAACTGTCTTACCATCCCATAACCCATGCTTACCAGTCTTCTCATTAGTAACGAGTCTACCTGGTAAAGTGGTCACGGTTTGCCCATCCCACATACCTACCTCTTTGGTAGACGGGTTATAGACAAGCTTACCCTCCATAGGTGTATCTGTAGCTTCAGCCATTTAGTATTTCCATCCTTGAGGGGGAGGTGGTAACTCTTTCCGTGTAGGCGCTGGCGCTGGTGCTGGTGTAGACGAGGTAGCCCCAGACGTACCTACTTCCTTCTTGGGAGTGATAGCGTTCCTCTTAATCCTACCTATCGTTCTGGACGTGTCTTCCCATGCCTTATTCAAACCAGGGTTGTAAACATCAGGCATGTCTGTTCCTTGGGGCAATGTACCGAGCAACCGGCCTGCTTCAGGTTCGCTCGTAGCAGCTCCAGACTGTACGCGCAAGCGTATATCTTGCAAGTATTCCTGCGCTTGATGGAACTTAACTTCCTTATCGCTAGGCATGGCTGCCCCGGGCACTAACCCCTGTCTACGTAGATTGTAGCTACGGTAGGCTACAGGACCAACGAAATCAGGATGGTAGTTATCCTTCAAAGTCTGCAACTGTGAAGCTAGGTCGTCATACCTAACTATGCGTTCCTGCACTGGAGCAGGCAGAGGTGTGTTCTCGGAGACTGCCTTAGCCTTACCGCCTGCTAGCTGGACTTCTTCATCTAAAGCCTGCTTGTGTGCAGCCGCGATAGTCATGGGCGTACCAGCTTCGCGCGCTGCGGCTAATATCTCCCTAGTTCGTAGAGTTGTCTCTACGCCGGCACTACCCCCGGGTCTGCCAATAGTAAACTTAGAGCCTCCTGGCCCATCGAAAGTAGCGTTCACATTAGTATCGCCAGCTAGCCCCTTAAGCTGCTGATAAGCAGCCCAGCTCTGTTGTATGCTGGGGCTAGTAAGCTCCTTTAGCATAGCAGCGTCTACCACACCACTACCTAGCACGCCGATTACTCGCTGCTCTGTCTCGTTAAGAGGATTGCCTGTCGCTAAGCGTTCGCCTACCATCTTAAGCACGGCATTACGCCGCTCTATGATAGACTGTTTCTGAGCGTTCTCCATCTGCCTTTCGGCTAGGTTCTCACCGCTGATTTGCAAGCCAACTTGCTTTATTTTGTCGTCTACGAAGGCGCGCGCGCTCTTCTCTTGATTATCACGGAACGCTTTAGGCATCCCAGCTAACTGCATGGTAGTAGCGATAGCCTTGTCCTGCGGTAAGTTGGACGTAAGGGCCGCGCCTATGGTGAAGGCTAGAAGGTCAATAGGTTGGATACCTAAGCCTAGAATACCCCCAGCGTTCTCACCCATGCCCATAGCCCCACCGATATTAGGGCCGTAGGTTCTCTTAGGCGTAAGCGGGTTGAGATAACCTAGAACATCGTTGATCTCAGCGCCTACGGCTGCCTGTTCTTTAGGCTTAGCCTGGGGGCCTGCTACTGTCTGGGTAGCAGCTCCGATCATGGCTTGTAGGCTATCGGCTAGCTCCTGCGGAGGCTGGTTCTGAGCCGACTCCTGCATACGCTGACCGGGAGTAGCCTGGCCTAGTACGGGTAGCTGCCTAGCTACATCTGGTCGTTGTGTTTCGATCATAGCCCGCTTCTCTGCGAGTATATCATAGATCGACTTGCTTGTATCGAGAATGTCTGCCACTTAGTTATCTCCCGAAATACTTCTTTTGAAGTATGTCTTCCATCATGGCTTCTGTGTAAGCTTTGAACGTGGTAGGGTCTACAAATGCTCTCTGTGGGGCGAAGCCCTTCATGCCCTTCGCAACATCGTATAAGGGGTTATGCCCACCTGCTCCTGAAGCTGCCATACCGTGAATAATCTGGCCCGTATTAGCATCTACTAGAGCAGGCCACATCTTCTCGAAGGCTACAGTTGGTGTGGAATTTGCGGCTGCTAGTTCTGCTAGCTGTTGTACTCCTGATGCATGTTTAGCAGGCAAGCCAGGCTTAAACTGCTTAGCCATGCCCGCTGCTGCTAGCCCGGGAGCTAGTTGCTGTAGGGTCTGCCCAGCCCCTTCTAGCTCGCCCTGGGGTGCCCTAGACATGATCTCCGCTACGCTAGTAGGCTGGTAGGACACACGCCCCATGTAGGTATAGGGCCTGGCATCGGTTGGTGAACCCGCTGGCATAATGTCAGGGCGTGACTTAGCAGACGAGCTAAGAGCCTCAAGTATGCTGTTGAATAAAGACTTAGTATCTTTCTCGCTCATTTCATGCCCTGTATTCCTCGTATAGGGTCGTTAGGTCTAGGCATAGGACGTGGTGCGCTGCTTAGGGCGCTAGCTGCACTAGCCTCTTGTGGGCTGCTAGCCATTGGTCCTATAGGGACCATCCCACCTCCGGGCATCTGAGGGGCTGATGGCTTACCCCCGCCCATGATTCCGCTACCGCCTTCTGATGTACTAGGCGGCTGTGGTAAGTTCATTCCTTGCATTAGCGTCCTAGTATCTTTCCTAGTAAAGCGTCTTGTATCTCTTTAGGCAATCTAGCAAACTCCTGGGAGCTTGTGACGGCTATGTTAGGGTTGCCACTTGATCCCCGCTGATAATCCGTTATATTGCTCTCCTGCTGGGAGTTCATCATGCTAGGCTTACCGAAGTTGGTCATGCTATTAGCACTGTTCATCATGCCGCCAATATCACCCCTAGCTATCGACCCTTTAGGGCCTAGCTCATTGATAAGGTTAGAAGTATTATTGGCGACGTTCATGTACTGCTGTAGCGAGCCTGACTGAGCGTTACCGCCCATCGTGTTCATAAAGGAGTTGAACATGCTGCTGCCCATACTAGGAGCTGCGCTAGCTGCTTGTGGGGCACCGAACATAGAGCCTACACCGATACCTTCGGCTGCTCCTGCACCCCCTAATGCTGCTCCTGTACTACCACCAGCTAGGCTAGCGCCAGCAGTACCAGCCCCACCTAGAGCTGCACCAGTACCGGCTGCGATAGGTGCTGCCGCACTAGCAGCTCCAGCGGCCCCTAGACCGGCTGCGCCTGCTCCGGCTGCACCAGCGCCGCCTGCTGCTCCTAATGCTGCAAACCAAGGCATATTAGTGATTCCCTTCTACTTAAGACCAAATAGGCCGCGCGGGGTAGTTTCAGCTTTATTCGTAACCCCTCCCGAGCCGGCTTGTAATATCTGGATACCCTGGTTAGTCTTCTGCTCTTCACGGCCTAGATCGAAGTTCTGAATAGCTTCAGAGACCCCCTTCATACCGATCCCGCTAGTAGCTAACCCTCTAGCTCCATACTGGGCATTGATGCTGTCGGTCATACGCTCTACTGCCTTATCACGGTAAGGGTCATTCTCGTTATTAGCGTAGACAGACATTAGGCGTGCTGCCATGTCGCCTTGACCCTTCTGCCACATATCTTTGACAGCTTGGCCTGCTGGAGAGGGCGTAGTGCCCATAGGTCTGCCACCGGCAGCTAGTGCTAGTGGGCCTTCGTACTGTTCACTCTCGGTGAACGTCACCTCATCGGTGAACAAGTCGATTACGATTCTAGTAAATATCTTCATGCCGCTGCTGCTCTCCCTTTGGTAAACCTTTGGACTATTGCTAGAAACTTCTCTGGTTCCATGTGACCGTATGTAAGATAGGGCTTAAAGCCGAACTTCTCCCACCGCTTGTCTGTGCCATTGTAAGAACCTACACACTCGAAGCCCTCAGCACCTTTGCTTACCGCTATCAAGCCAGCCTCTTCCATCAAGCGTAGCCCTACCATGCCTGCTCGTTTTTCAGGCACAACGTATAGCTCTTGAGCTACGCCTACTCTAGTAGGCCGGGAGTAAGGCTTGTCCGTCACATAGGCTAGTAGAAAGCCTGCGGGCTTCTTACCATCGTAGGCGATAAGCTGGATATAATCAGGGTTGCCGATGCAACCTAGTATCAACATCATTGCCTTGTCTATCTCTGTGTCGTCAATCGTTGGATACTCCATAGCGCCTTCTTCGATGAAGTCAGCGGCCATGATTCGCATTGCGCCTATGTCGGCGGGCTCGATCAATTTGATCTTTAATTTCATGTCTGGGTACTCCCATCTTGTTTCTCGCTCTGTCTACGGGTGAGTTTGCCTCTAACGTAAACTGCGTGTATTTCTATGTCACTATCTGCGGAATGACTAATAGTTACTTGCGCGTCGTAAGCATTACGCTTGACCGGCCTTGTAACGTCATAAACAGCAGGGCGTGCTGGCACTGTAAGAGTCTCGCTAGTAGTAGCTCGACCACGCTCGTAGTCTACTCCTTCCGTTAATGCTACGGCCGTAACCGAGTCTATCAGGCCCTTGAAACCATAGGCGTCCAGCTTGCCTCTGCTCATGTTCTCGTTAGCTAGTCTAGGCCATACCATCGTGCTAGTTCTAGGCGTAGTAGGGTCGGTCATACTACCATAGACGCCTTCTACATCTAGCTTCCACATTAAGATCGTGCCCATCTCAGCAGCGCACAGCTCGCCCTGGTAGATAATGTACTGGAGTATCTTATCACCAGTCATAGGGCCGTACCAAAGTTGTTCCTGCGGGAATAACTGAGGCCGCATGTCTAACCACCATTCACGGTCGTTAGTCTCTGAATCATTATCAGCAGCTATCGCTAGCTTGAATATGGAGTTATGCCAGATTGCAGCTTGCCAGCGTTGTAGGTCTACTTGCTCTTCCACGTCATGCTGGGTAGCTTGAATATCGGGGCTAATCAGGAAACCTATCTGCTGAGGCTCCTTGCCGCTAGTATCCAGCCAGCTCACCGTGTTATGCGAGCAGAAGATTAAGCCGAAAGGTGTATTACAGATAGAATGGTAGCCCGGGCAGCCTACTACGTTGCTCACGATGTTTAAGCGTTGGTCGCCGGAAGCTAGCACACCATCGTTAATCAGGATGCCATGCCTCTTGAACACTACTAGCTGGCTCTGTGCTCCCCGTTCCGCTGAGTTAATAGAGTTAATACCTAGCCCGGTAATAAGCTCTCCGGTGCCTGTCTGAGCGTCGATAAAGTTGTTGGGGCTCCAACGGTTGAAGTCTAGGGCCTCTGAGAAAAGCACACGGTCACGGTTAGAATCAGCAGGCCACACTAAGCCTGCTGCCTCTATCTCGGCTTGTGTGCGCGCGTCACCAGCTCCTACTAGACGCTCTTGGAAGACTATAAGATACTGGACAGGGGGCGAAGTAGTCACTTCACATGTCAAGCCCTCGTCTGCGTCCAGATACCAAATATGATTCTTACCGTCGCACCAGAAGACCTTACTAAGCCATGTAACCGAGTCATAAACTAAATCAGTACCCTCTAGCTCTAGTAAGAGAGTCCAGCCCGAACCGTTCCACTGGAATAGACCATCTACGTCATCCTCACGCCTGATAAAGGCAAGCAATATATCCACTTCACCGGGTCTACGGTAGTTGTGAAGGTGCTTTATTTCGAGAGCATCGCCTGTAGCCATTATTTACCAGTCAATTCCTTTGTAACTCTAGCGAGTTCTTCCGTGTCGTTTGTCTTCTTAGCTTCTAGGAGCCTGCTTATAAGCTCTATCGCCTTCTCTTGCCCTAGCCGCTCCTGTATCTTGAGTATCTGGCTAGCAGCTTGGCAGTACGCGCACTCATAACCTAGAGCATCACGTAGGGCTACTAGCATGCTACCTAGTGGTACACCCATTCTCTCAGCCATCACAGCTAATGTAGCCTTAGCTCCCCACTTAGCCATCATGTTACCGGATAGCTTATAGTTCAAATCACTTCCCAAAGATTGCTAGTACCAGGGCAAAGTAGCGGGCCTACCTTAAGCACCTTGCCACCGTCGAAGCCTATGTAGAAATAGTTATTAGCATACTGAAAACCATGTGCTCCGTCGCTCGTACCATCTTGTATGCAATCGCTAACCACTGTTCCTAGCGTTGTAGTAATCCCTGTAGCTGTGTCTAAGAACCCTATGTTTAGCGTGTAAACCCCGATAACTTCACTTACATAGCCGAGCACAAAGATAAGATCATCGCTGTAGACGTGAAAGCCTAGAGGCGTTGCAAAGTCGGCATTAGTGATAGCCCATGAGTCTATAAGGGAGAAGTCCCCCTTATCCATGCTAAACACTGTAGGATTAGCGAACTCAGCGCCGTCACAAAGAGCGTACAGAGCCGTAGCATTAGCATGGAGAGACTTGAAAGCGTCCAGGCTAGTAATCCCGGGGATAGGGCTGCCGGGGTCTGTTACTCCACCCGTTACGAAGTTCTCTAGGTAGTCTTCGTAATTATCAGCGAATGGTATCGGCCAATGAGCTATGATTAGCCCATTTGATCCTACGCACTTTACGACAGAGAATATATCGCTGCCGTACTTCGTCCAAGGGCCTAGTTGGTCACAAGGGAAGTCCAGTCTCATTACTACAGCCCCGCTTGTCTCACCGAAGTAGACAGGCGAGTTAGTACCAGCATCCCATAGAGCGGGTGTGATACCGGACATAGCAAGCATGTATGACTTTTCATCACTATGCCCTGATCTACCAGCTTGTGCTGCTTGTGTAGATTGTACGTTAGCTGTGTACCCGGTGAACTCTACAGCTTCGGTAGAGCCTATGTCTGTCAGCGTGCAGCCTGGCCCAGCGGGAGTAGTAGGCTCCCATAGCTTCCATAGGATACTAGCATCATCAGGGTAAGGCCCGCTAGCGAAGCCATTAGCTTCCCCGGACGTACACCAGAATGAATGGTCTGCTGGATTAACGTAGTTTATTTGCCCGCTAGAGCTGGTTACATCAGACCAGATGTCGGTAACATTATCGTAGCAGCAGACTGTATCAAGGTCTTGTGCTTCTGGCAGAGTACCTTGGGGGCATAGCGCGCAAGTAGCGGGGTTTAGTACATCTGCTTCGTTGACAAGCAGGACTACACCACGCTTCTTCTTGATCTTGTAGCGTTTAGCCGGTATTAAGTTTGTTAAGGACTGAAAGGTGCCCAGCTTTAGCTTAGTAGGGTCTACCGCACGATTGACTCCTACTAGCTTAATCTCGCGCTGCTCTTTGCGGTTGCGGTTCATCTATATCCATTTGTCCGTGAAGTATGTTATAGCATCGGCAAGGTCAGTGCCTTGGCCGGATAGGTCTACGTTCCATACAGCAATTTCACCTATACGCCCATCTAGGAAGTGGCCGCTTTCAGATGGATTACCACCGATAGCAACAGAGTCAGCTATGCCACTTGATAGAGCACCGCTAGCTACAGATGATTCGGCACCACCATTAAGCGATATGTAAAGATTACTACCATCGTGGCGGCACATCACCACATAATTGGTGTCAATAGCCGCGTTAATTGTTACAGTATCATAGCCCCCATCGTTGTTATTAGCACCGATGCTATTCACACCGCCTATCCTGAATTGATACACACCCCAATTAACGCTAGAGCTAGCGTGTGCCATGATTACCCGGTAGCCATCAGAGCCTTGGAACGTATCAAACCGTACAGAGAGTATGATAGTTCGTGCAGTCGTAGTAAAAAGGCTAGAGGCTGCTATTAATGCATCGCTAGTACGGTTGCTTATCTGGGTAACATCATCACTACCATCAAAGTCTAAGCACTGAGTCCCCAGCAAGGGGGTAGTCATCTTAACTTTAGGGACGGCTGTAAAGACGTTACCGCCGTTACTTACTGTGTACTCGCTAGTAGGGCCTGGATATAAAGACTGAATAGCTTCAATAATATCGTCATCTGCGCTAGCTTGCACGCTCCAGCAGGGATTATTGCCTTGGGTGTTCGTCTTCCATAGGGTAGATAGGTCGCTCCCGTCCATCCAGAAAGTTAAGTTAGTAGACGGAGGTGCTGGCGCCGCCCCTTGTGGCCCTGAGACTGGCATCATGCCAGGGGCTACTAGTCCCCGATTATTACGGAGATACTTAGGCAGCCACAAGCCGCCTTGCTTAGCATATTTCATTAGACAATTACCAAAGTTGCTTTGGCGGAAATCCAGCGAGTACCGTCACAGATAACGCTTAAGCCTTCATCATTATCAATCGTATCTACTGTTGCGGCACCGCTGGTACGAACTGTGATTACTTCTGCCCCATTACCACGGTTTACAATGAAGAAAGCTAAGCCTGCTGCGGCTGCGGGTAAGTCTACGTTCCTAGCAGACCCGTCTGGGTCTAGTGACTGGTATCGCGGAGAAGATGTAGTCAGCGTAATCGTGCCCGACATAGTAGTAGCTGCGATGCCAACATCAGCGCCTACAGACATGACCGCTTTAACTATCGTAAGCGTGTCAGTGGTCTTATTGTAGGTTAGGCCACCATCACCGCCCAGCTTACCGCTATCGTTAAACAGAACTTGCGTGTCAGACCCAGGAGCCGGTAAGTTAGAGAGCTGCACCCGCTTCTTAGCATTACTAGAAGCCGAGTCTTCGATAAGCACCAAGTCAGCAGCTACCGGGGTAGTCTTCTCAGTGACTAGGACTATCTCACCAGATACGTTGTCATGTATCGCGTCTGAGTCTGTGGCAGTCAATCCCGAGCCAGAATGGACATGATCGCGTCTAGCAGCTATCAGAGAAGTCCCTGGTCCTGCTGTACCTAGAGCTGCTGGGTTAGTGTCATCTAGCAAAGGAGTTACTTTATAGACCGTCTCCGCGTTGTCGATAGCCAGAACGCTACGGATGCCAGCAGCCGGAGCGGTAGCTTTAGGTGCGAAGCCATGTTTAGTCGTACTAGCATTATTCGTAGTAATGTCCGTTAGAGTAGAGTCAGCGTCTACGTTCTTAAGGAAGTTACCGCGTGTAATTTGGTCGGTAACGCCAGCTTGGACGACGGGCACTAGGTCTGCCGCTAGTGGCGTAGTAATCGCCGGTAACTCTGAGATTTTGATATTTGCCATTAAGACTCCACTTCGATAGGATCGCCTGCTTCGGTCGTGATAACTAGGTTATTCTCCGTGCTGATAAAGAAAGCACAGAGGGTAGAGAACTCGGTAATTATAAACACGCCAGCTTCGCTAGTAATAGGGTCGCCAGCTTCTGTAGTAAGCCCTGCTAGCCCACAAGGGTTGAGAGCTGTAACGCCCCTCTTCTTCTTGAACGCATAAACGTCAGCGGGTATCCAGTTAGCTAGTTCCTCGAAGGCCCCTAGCTCAATATCTGCCTCGTCGTCTACACGGTCTACGCCGCGAAGCTTGTTTGACTCCTGGTGCTTACGATGCCGTAAGGCCATGCTACACCCACGCCGGTAGGCCAGCCACTACTGTTAGGACTTGCCCCGCTGTTCCGATAGGTAGCCTAGTGACGTTACCACCGCTACGGATGTATATGTCTCCGTTGTTATTCAATGTGCTTTTCAGTGTGTAAATCGTATGATCGTCGTCGCTTAGGCCGGTGAGATTGCCGTGATCGGTGCTGCTAATAAGAGGGCTGGTGACTACAGCAGTACCAAACACGATTAGAGTCTGTGCTGGGATGTTATCGAGCACCACTGTACGATAGACCACACGGACATAGCCCGGTGTAATAGAAGTGACATTAATAGCTATTACACTAGCTGGTATAGCAAACTGAACCCCGCTGGTCTCCGTGAGAGTAGCTACAGGGATGAAGACACTTTCATCTTCGCTATACTCAATGACTACTTCGGCCGTACCGCTAATTTCAACGGTAAGAAGTGTCATGCAGGGGACATTACCCAGCTTGAGTATGTCGCGCCCTGTAGTAGTACGCTTGTGGTCGTTTACATTAGTCGGGTCTGTGATATACCCGCTAGCTACTTTGTTAGCCATTATCTAAAAGTGGTGGGCGTAGAGAAGCGAGCAGACAGCCTTACTTTAGGGCTGCGCTGCGCTTGTAGGTTAAATTTAGCTTTGTACCGAGCTATCATCTGCGCGAGTATTTGACTCTCTGGTACATAACGGTCATCGTCCTCATGCTGTAGCGCGCGAACAAATACAGCTTGAATAATAATCTCATCGTTCGGGAAATCTGGTGTAAAGGTAGCATAAGGGTCTGTCCGGGTAGGCTTACGCTTGTAGCGCACTTGCCAAGTGTAGGCAGTCTCGGGGAGGGGGTAGGGCCGCCATGTATCGCTGCCTAAGTCTATCAGAGCCTGGGTAGGCGTGCCTGTAGTAGCCGGATTAGCTAGAAAGTCCTGATCGTAGCCTGTAGCAAACGCTAACGGATGATAACTACTGTTGGAGTCAATGAGTACAAACGAGTTCTTATCCCAGGGAGAGTCAAAGTCAGCAGGCAAGCTAACCGAAGACTGCCCGCTAGTAAGATTGCCTGTAGTAAGCTTCTCAAGGAAGGGCCATGCAAAGTCTTCATAGAGCCTATCTAGTACGTTAAGCAGCCATGTCTGCGCGTCTGTGGTAATAGTCTCGTTACCAACACGCTTTAGGGCTTGCGATATGAGTTCATCAGAATCTAGTGCGCTCACTTAGATAGACTCCCTGCAAGGCTGGGCCTCAAACTCGTCACCGAACAATGCCTGCATACTAGCTAGGCTTGCTTGATAGGACTTCTCGCATGCAGCCCTAGAACGGTATGGGCCGGTAATAAGAGTAGCAAAGACGCCAGGCTCCCCTGTCTCCATACGGAACCCGAAGAACCAAGCCAACAGTAGAAACGTAGTAATAAACTTCTTCATAAGCCCCTCACAGCTAGAGTAGCTATACCAGTACACACGGCACCCACTAGCGCGCGAATCACCCACTTACGGACAGCCTCAGTCTGCTCTAGCCTATCTAAGCGTGTAATCATGCCCGGCTTGCCATTACCTAAGATAACGTCCTGGACCTTATCGAAGCTCTCATCGACCTTGCTGAACCTTTTGTTATCGTCGTCTATGTGACCACGGAGTAAGTCTAGGACGTGCTCTAGCTTGTCATCAATGCGTGACAGTGTGACTCTCCCCTTGTCCATTATGGCCTTGACTCCTTTGCTAAGTATTCCTCATGGTAACTCGCAATGCGGTCAAGGTAGTCTTTTGTTTCTTTAGGTAGACGACTTTTCCATTGAGGGTCTTGCCACACCTTTAGCACGTTACCGATCCCCCAATTATAAGCAGCAAAAGCGCACTCCCAAGTAGTCACACGCTGCAATAGCCAGCGCATATACTTAGCCTGGGCCTTGATATTCTCTTCTGGGTTAAATACGTCCTTACCAGTTGCCCACTCTGCCCAGGTAGGAGGCATAAACTGCCCTAAGCCCTTAGCTCCTACGCCTGACTGCGCTCTAGGCTCGAAGGCAGACTCAGCGCGGATTTGGGCCTTGAGCTGTAACCACTCCTTACCTACAAAGCCAGCCTCTTCCGCGTAGAACTTAATCAGGCTATCGTAACGGTCGCTAGCCTTCATACTATGCCGCCGCCGCTACTTTAGCCACGTCTGAGTCGGCATCTAGGAAGATTGCTTTCCAAGCTGTAGCCGAGATACATATAGCTAAGATCGTGCTGCTAGCTGCGATAGCACTAACCGCGCTAGCGCCTGATCCACCGTTGATAGCAATAGTAGCAGGATCGGTTGATTGTAGCTTAAAGCCGTTAGCTCCTACGTCGATAACTACCATGTGGCCGGGGGTAGGTGTAGGTAACGTGACAACCTTCGTTCCTGCGCTAGAAGTAACTGTAGCGTGAGTAGTGGTATCCTCTATGATACCCGTAGTAAGGCCCGCATCAGTAGCAGTTACGGCCTGCACATTGCGCGTCTTAACAGGGGTAGCAGCACCGGAAGCAATCTTAGCGGCTGTAACTTGACCGTCTAGTAAATCATCGGTAGTCATACTAGGTGCTAGCTCACCATCGTCACCGATAATTAAGCTGGGGCTAACAGGCACTAGTATTTTGGTAGTGCTAGCGCCTTCCTGCTTGAGCATCTCTACAAAGTATTTAGTAAAAGCCATCTACGTTGCTACTCCTTTGGCTCGTCAATGAAGATAGTACCGGGGTCGATACCCATCTCTTCTAGGTTCTTACCAGTCTTCTCTATGACAAGCTTATTCATGTCTCTCATGCGCCGGTCTAGCGCGTTACCGATCTTGATGAACTCCTTAGTAAGGTCATCTTCGCTAGCACCTTCGGGTAAGTTAGTCGTAACTTGAACGGACTCACCGAGCATGCTGGTTTGTTTGATGTAGTTAATCAGATACCCTGGTTTCTTAGTTTCTTCGCTCATATTCTCTCCCTTATATTGGAATCACCTTAAGGTGTTTAGTTGGGACTGGCGCAACCCTTGGCTTAAGCTGTGGGTTGTCATGGAAAAAGTTTAGGTCTTCGCCTGCAAATGGTTTACCGTCTGCATGGAACTCATAGTTCAACGGTATATCACCGTAGTAGAATCCTAAGCCAGCATAGTGTACGGGGGCATAAGGAGCTAGCTTACTGAACTCTTCTATGCTAAGCATCGTACCTGTTTCATCGCATATACATATATGGTTATGCTTAGTACGATAAGGTGCGACTATGTTCCAGTGCTTCTCGTCAGCAATCTTAACAGCATCGTATAGAGCCCCCTCATCCGTAAGTAGAATATCGTCATCAAGTAAAAATCCACGGACTACTTCAATGCCTGCTGGTAGATGCTTCTTAGCTTCCTGAAACGAGTTAGTACGCACCCTAGCGTAGCCTACACAACTAGCATGTATGTAGAGGGGAAGCTTACGCCTAGAAAAGATTACGTTCCAAAGAACGGCCATAGTTCTAGCTACAGCGCCTTGCTCGTCTCTAGTAGGGCAAATTACAGGAACCTTCTCAATGCCAGGTACTGTAGGTGGCATGCCCATATTAGACAGCCCCCGCTACTCTTGATCTTACCTTACCTCTGAAGATACCTTCCTCGTAGGACTTACGCATTGACTCCTGCCAGGCTAGATAATCAGCCATACATTGAGGAACAACCACTTTACCTTTATACCGCTTCTCGTTAATGCTGAAGCCTTTGGCATCATCAACAAAATGCTCAACGAAATAACAGGGCTCATCCCACTCTTCAACCGCGTTCTCTTTACGATGGTAGTGGGCAATCTCACCGGACACACCATCTTTACCAAAAACCGGGACTTTCTTACGGACTATATTTCTTCGTCCATCGGTGGAATCTGGCTTAGCCTCTTCCCCCTCGAATGTATCGTTAAGTTCCACTTGGAAATCTCCTTAGAAAACTGGAGCGGCACACTAGGCCCGCCCCGCAATTTCCCGCCTAGTCGGGTGGTTGGGTATTAGCCAACCTAGTTAATTCTAGTACGCAGATGCAGACTCGATACGCTGCACCCAATCATCATTGAGCACAACCGCCTTGAAAGACCCCTTGAGGGAAATCTTCCGCCGCTGAGCAGCCGGGTCACTATCGGAAGGCTTACCATCAGTCATCATAACCCGAAGGTTATCACCGCTGAGGGACACCATACCGTAAGCTTCCTTACCGATAGCATACGAAGTATGCACGGTAACACCGGATGCCGGTGCTTGCTGAGGCCGTCTTGCTGTAGCACTAGATGTAGTGAAGTTGTCAACAGCAACCACAGTGCTCGGAGCCTGCGCTTCCGCGAAGAGCTGCGAGTTAGCCACTGTAGCATCGTTGTCAGCGTTCGCCACATACACGTTATACAGATACCCAGCAGTAGACGGAACAGTGACGTTCACGCCTTCAGCAGTAGTAACCGTAGTAGCCTTGACAGCGTAGACCTTCTCAACCAAGCCTGTGCTCGAATTGATCGCTTCCAAGAACACGTTAACAGTATCGCCATCAGCGAAACTGTTTGTGATCGTAGCAGCCGCAACTGTCCAGTCGCCAGAGCTACCAAGAGCGATAGTCGGGATGAAGTTACTCACCTCAACATCGAAGCCCAAGTAGCTGCCGACCATGTTATTGAAGATCGCTTTCGCGTTCGACAATTCATGTGCGCTCAAGAAAGCCGAGTCACCCATAAGGTCTTGCGACACTTCGGGATCGCAGATGAACACATAGTTAGTGCCAAAACGACGAGCACCATTACGGCTAAGAACTGCCCAGAGCTTACGCATCTCGGTAGAGTTAACCACGTCTGTAGTCGCCAAGTTAGCACGGATAGTGTTCGAGCCCGCAACCGCGTTCGCAAAGATAACATCGGACTCTGCCATCAGAGCCTTCTGGATTTCCCGATCAACCAACTCGGCTTGCGCCAAGCCAAGCAGCTCGGTAGTCTTAGAGATAATGTTATGCTTGACAGTGATAGTGGCAAGATCGGTCATTTCCACAACCAAAATCCACTGATCGACAACTGCCTGCACAGTCTCAACCGACAGAGCCACGCTAGTAGGCGTAGTGCCTTCCGTAGCAGCGACCATCGGCAGAGCCAAGCGCGGGTAGCGCGAGAACTGACAAGTCTTGCTATTATGCTGAGGAAGCGGAGCCTTCAGCGCGTGCTGCGCAAAGACAACGCTCTTTTCAGCAATGTCTAACAACTCTTCACGGATGTACGTTACCGCATCAGCCGAGAGAGTAGAAAAAGATGTCTGAGCCATTTAGATAAATTCTCCTAGTAAGAAACTAGAAGACTAGAGTTCGACGTTAGCTAAATGCTCTCTTACTTTCGCCCTATCATCAGAAGAAACACGTTCGCCAGCTCGCATACGTTTCAAGATCGACTCGACCGCTGCGGCCCCTGCGGGTCGTCGCGCGTCGGGAGTGCCTTCACCGCTTTTCGCTGCCTGCACTTGAAGCTGCCTTTTGGCCTCTTCCTTCACTTGTACGCTCTTCTTCTGTGTACGGTTCTTAGTCTTCTCCTTGACGCTATCGAGTCCCTGGGCATAGAGAAAAGCATCAACCCGAGAAAGATACTTACCGTACACATTGGCTGCCTGCTGCCTAACTTGCTCGACTTGCTGAAACACCCTATTCAGACCTTCCTCGTTATCGAGAATGTCCGGGTGATTCCGCATAAGGTACATTTCAAACCGCATCGCGTCGTTACCGTCCATCATGCCCGCGATGTTCTGCCCTAACGGTTCAAGCTGCCCTCGTAGCCGCTTGTTAAACAGTGGGTCTAGCGTTTTATCCAGCTCTTGCAATTCCGAAGACAATCCTGGCTCCGGCTGTGCAGGCTGGCGCTGCGCCATCTGTGCTTGCTGCGCTAGTAACCTATTAGTCTCTTCTAAGTACCGTGCGCGTTCCTCCTGGCGAGCTAGGCGCTCTTCGAGAGCTTGAGCCTTGCTTGACCAGTCTTCTACTTGTGTGGGAGGCGATCCCTCACCACCATCTTCTGGTGTGTTTTCCGCCGTGGGTGGGACTTCAGACCCGTCTAAAATTTGTCCTTCGTCCTGATTCTCGTATTCTGCCACTTTTACCTCCGTTAACGTCTTCTCCCGCTACTAAATGGCTACTGGCGGGGTCGTGACGAATTAGAACCTTATGAAATCACGACACTAATCGCGTCATCATGTCGTGATAGAGTATGGAGCCAGAGGACGGACTCGAACCGCCATCCTTCGCCTTACAAGGGGGCCGCTCTACCTATTTGGAGCTACTCTGGCTTTATTGGTTGCGGGGGCCGGAGTTGGACCGGCTAGAAGCGGGATATGAGCCCACTCTGGCTCCCAGCCTCCCCGCAGCAAAGACTACTAATAAGTAACCCGTAGTAGTAAACGGGTCTGCTGCTGCCAGCAGCACTAGGCTAATCCCTAGTCCTAGTAAGCTTTTGTTCAATCTTGGTTTTAAGATCACGTTTACGATTTCCTGGTAGCTGTAAGGCACGTTTTAGCCCTGCTGCTTCCCCTGCTTGCCAATCTCGATCACTCACGCCCTTAGAAAGAGCTGCGCCGGCTGAAGTGAAGGCTAAATGGCTTAATCTAGCCTGGACAAGCTCCCAAAATGGTGTGCTTATCCCGTTTTCTAGGATAAGCAGCTCTTCTTCGTCAGTAAGTGACTTCAGATCAATCATTTTAGTAAGCCTGTCCCGTACTTCCGCCTTCTTGTGACATAATCCCCTGGCTCGCTGCTCCTTCAGTGTTGCCTGCTGGCATTTCTTGGGGTCTGATGGGCATAGCGCCCCCTACGGGGCCTCGATTGGCCCCTCCGGGAGTAGCGCCAGGGTTAGCCATAGCTTCTTGGGCTTGTGCAGCTTGAATTTGCTGTAATTCGTTGATTCTAGCCTGATGGGAATGTATAAGTTCCATTTTACGCATCTTAGCTAGCGCACTGTTAGGAGTAGGTAGGATCATGTGGGCCTGAATATGGGCCAGATGGTACTCGATACTCTCTCCCGCTGCCGCTTCTACTGTCCTGCCGGCTGCCGTAAGCTCTTCTTCTAGCTCGGGAGGGATGCCGGGCAAGCTAACTGTAATATCTTCGACGTACTTACCCGCGTCATCTGCTCCGATACCGTTAGCAGCCGCCATAAACAGCTCTTTGTACTTGATCTTGAAGCCCTGCGCGCGCTGGACTTCAGGCGGGATGCCTACCCCGATGTTCAGAAGGTTGAGCATCTGCTGAGACTTGCTCAGTTTCTCACGTAGACGCTGGCTGGCTATCCAGCGAAGGTCATTCGAGAGAATCAAGTCTTGGGGCTCGATCACTCTTTCGGTCAAAAGCACACCGTCAGGCCCCATCTGGCGGATAATCATGTTAGCATCCATGAACTGATGGGCTGCGATCTCCGTCATCTTGAGCAAAGGTGTAAAGACTTGAGGCTGTAGCTCTTCTACTTGATCTAGCACGGCGCTATTAGCGGCCGCCGTCATGGTAGACACGCCTGTAGCGGTCCCGGCCGCGCGCCCCATGCCCTCTCTAGGCGAGCCCGAGACTAGCGCGTTCGCCTTAGTCTGATCCTGAACCACGCCAATCATAAACCGGACCATCTGGAGACCTTCCATACTCATTTGAGCAGGGGGCCTCTCCATCCGTACCGCATCCGGGCTGATAAGCCACTTAGCCATAGGCTCAAACTGGTACATATCCGGGTCGTCTACCATGCTAGGATCAAACAGCGTGATAGGATTGAGCGAGTAGGTAGTACAGTCCATCGACTGATTTGTTAAGTCGTTGGTCATGTACTGCCAAGCTTCGCTAGCTTCGATCACGCCATGACCATAAAAGTAGTCATGCTCGCGGTAGATCGCGCCAAACAAATAAGGCGGGTGTTGGAACCACCACGGATTTTCTTGTATGCGGAGTATTTCCGTTCCGCTGTAAGTTACCCACACCCAAGGGTCTAGCTCGTCACTGTCTACACCGGGTAGACTGAACCGTACCCATAAATCAGTAATATCTAACTCGTCATCTGCTAGGTCTGCTTGGTGCCCTGTCTCTTTATTAGCTTGTGATGTTGGGCGCTTCTTAGACTCTAGTGCTGTCTCTCGAATAGAGATTACGCGCTCGACTGCCTCTGAAGAGTACCAGCCCTTCTTAGCTTTCGCGCGCAGCTTGTCAAACGTAGTAGTAGAGTCTTCCCAGATCATACGAAGACCCTCGTAGTCAGTAGCGGTCTCAGGCCAAACGTAGACATGGGCCATATCGACTACTTCTAGGCTAGGGCCGTAGCACTCGAATTGCTTGCGCGACTTAATATCTAGCGAGCCATCTTCGGACTTCTCTCGGTACTTGATAGTACGCGAGACTTCCTTCCAACCAAACTTAAAGCAGCTAGTGCCTATGATATAAAGCTGGCGTAGGAACATGCTCATTTTGCTAGGAAGCTTAGCTTGGTCTTCTAGCAAGTGCTTAAAGAAGTCTACCGCTACAGTCTTCCATCGCTCGTTATCGACTTCGACGGATATATACGGATCGCTCAAGAGCGAGTCTTTCGCAATCCTAGTAAGCGTGTCTACTGCATCTTTCAGGATGCCTAGAAAAAGCTTGCTCCGGCCTTCGTAGTAAGATTGAGTACGCCGCATGTTATAAACATCGCGGTAGCGTTCCCAATCACTCTCTACTTTCGAGTAGCGATTATCTCTAGCCTTCTGGACGATAGGGAGAAGCTTCTTAATGTCATCTGCCACGCTAGTAACGCTAGCGTAGTTCTTCAGCTCCATAGGCTCTACCCCAAAGATAGGGCCTTCTGGCTCAGACGTAGCTTTCTCTAATTTTTCTTCTTGTTCTTCAGCCATTAGCTTCCTACTGTAGAATATGGCAGTTATCGCCAAACTTAGGGGCCTGGCCGCCTTTAGGGACTACAACCCACTGAGTATTACCAGCAGGCGGTGGGCCGCCAATCTGGAAGCAGCCGTACACGGAAGAGCCAACTTCGTTGTAGGCTTTAATCTGGTCCGGGGTTAAGGTCTGCCCTTGCCCTAAAGCATTACCGATAAGCTGCGCTGCACAGCCCGAGATAAATAACATATAGAACAATAACAAGCTGATATACTTTTTCATCTATTCTCCGAAATACTGGTTAGTGCAAAGCTGCTCCCAGAAGTGCTCGCTATCGCGCGGGGGCGTGCTAGACATGATTAACCTTCCACCATTCTCCAAAGTAGGCCGTAACGCAGCGTACATATTACGGCACTCTCTATCATCGCACTCGCCTACTTCATCCCAATAAACTAAAGATAAAGTTTCCCCCCGTCCTGGATTTCCATTCTGGGGGAAAGCTTCAATGGTACTATGCGGCCCCTCTTCGATAGGATGCTCCACAATCATGCGGAGGATAATACCCTTCTTGCCGCGATAGAACTTAACCGGAGGAAGTGCAATCTTCCAATGTTCAGGCAGATGATCGTAGATGGTCTTTATTCTGCCGATTAACTTACCAGCGTCTTCCTCTTTCAAACTGATTAGCGCGATAACGCTACCGGGCTTAAACAGTGCTTCCCATAAGCACACTACACACATAATCCAAGTCACTAGCATCTGCCGGGACTTGTAGACTGCTAGACGGTCTAGCTTAGAACCATACTCTAGCAGCTTAGCGATATACTTCTTATGAACAGGGAAAGGCTGTATCCGCTCACCCTTAGCATGCGAGTCATGCGTGCGAACAAAGTTAGCGAAAAAAAGAATGTCTTCTGACGCATAGTAAAGCTGTTCGGCAATTTCATTTAGAGCTTCTACTCGCGCTGATGCTTCAGCTCTCGCCACTTGTCACCATGATTTCACATTTTTCTATCAGCTCTTCTGGCACCCATCCTATAACACCTTCGTCGGGCTCCGTAGCTCCAGGACTATATGCATAGCTCTCTACAAAACGAACGACACCATCAGTTATGTCATCTATAACGCCCCGCTCAATCCACTTAGCGAGAGCCTTCTTGCCGGATGCAGCATGAACTAGGTCTCCCCGCGCTGAGTATGGGTCAAGCCAGGTGATTCTGACTTCCTTACCGATGAAGTGCTTAGGTATTTTCATGTTCCCATGCTTTACTACCGAAGACCCGTACACCTAGCCATCTAATCCAAGATATAGGGGATAACCTACCAAAGCTAGAACCCTGTTGTATTCTGACCCTGAATATATAGTCTGCCTCTTCTTTAGTCAAGGGGTGCCCATATACCATACCATGTGTACGGTAGTGAATATCATGTTCCATACAAGTCCAGGCTAGGTAGTCTACCACACCCGTACAACCATCTGCTTTAAGCTGGATAGCCAGGCCATTAACGTCAGACCAATAAAGCTTATCCCAGGCTGTTACCTTAAGCCAGTAGTCTAAAGCTTCTTTAGTAAGATACCCCTTCACCGACTTATGCTCTTGCCCCCTACGGGATACTTGCCATACTGGTTCTTCATCTTATGGCGGATAGAGTCCCAGCTAGTACCCTTTTCAAACGTAGTTCCCATAAGGCAGTATCTAGCAGCGTCTACATAGTGGTCGTTGATACCGTCTTTGATAATCTCGCCTGTCTTGTTACGCTTGTAGCCCCCGCGCATGGCTGCCGCTAGGCGGGGGCATTTCTTGGCATTTACCATTATGTAGGGTCGTCCGTTGGTCATTAGGACCAACTCCCGACACATTTGTAGGATGCCTTCTTCTATAAGCTGGTCTTTCCCTCTAGGGTTGATGCCGTAGGATTTGAGGGTTTTCATACTAGAGTTACCCCACCTATCCTCATTACGCCCCGACACATCAACCCAATCCACAAAAGTAGCGCCACGGTAGAACTGATTAGAATGAGCTAACACCATCTGGACGAACTGTTCTTCCATGATGTTATCTGGTGCTATCTCGTCTATGAAGTTCTTTTCTAGCCCGTTGATTTGCATGAACTCTACGGCTGGGTGGACTTTGCCGAAGTCCCAGCCTCTATAGAGTACACGGCCTATGCTAGGCTTCCAGAATAAGTCGCCTTCATGTAGCTGCTTCTTATAGTCGCCAAAGACAGGCCGAACGTCTTTTAAGCCTACTGGCTTTAGCTCGAACTCCCTGTCAAAATCTTCAGTAGGATACTCGGAGGCTACCTTCTTGGCCCAAGCATCGTCTTTATCAGGATCGGCGGAGTAGTGCAGGCGGATTACTTGGAACCCTTCGCCTATCTCGTCGTCCTGCTTCTTGATTACTTCGGTAGCCAATTACTTAAGATTCCTAAGAATAAACACGCCGCCTTGGTTATGCAGAGTCTCCCAATCACTAATAAAGTAAGCGCGGTAGTCAGTCATGGCGGTCTTGCCTACTTGAGTGGCATACTCCTTGCGCGACAGGAATGTATAGACTTCCTTACCCATGTAGCGTGTATGCCCAGGATCACCCCATACCCACCCGGGAGTTTTGTCCTGGGTAGGGCTAGTAATACACACAATACCCCCTGGTTTCAGGATGCGCGCGAAGTCATCGAACTGGTTAAAAAAGAACTTCCAGTCCCCTTGTTTACCTACATGCTCTAGGACTTCGTAGGCGTGAATCTCATCGAATATGCTGTCTTTGAAAGGCAGCGGGATACTGTCTAGGCTAAAGACTACATCCGGGTCTACATCCGGGTTCATGTCCAGGGTTACTAGGATAGTCCAGTGCTCTTTGCCTGGAAGAACGACTTTCTTATCCCTGCTTCTGCCGCAGCCTAAGAGCAATTCCATAGGTTTACTTACCCGACGATTTCACTAGCCTAGATTGTTAAAGTAGGCTTATTCTAAACTTTGGTGGAGAGACAGGGACTCAAACCCTGACGCAGGGCATGCAAAACCCTGATGCTCTCAGTTACATCATCTCCCCATGTCTTTCATTTTCTTCTTGGCTGCTATTAAGTCCCTGACTACCTTTGCATCGCTAGTAGGGCTAGGGCCATCCCCGGCTATATTCCTAGCGATAGTATCTAGCAGCTTGATCTTATCGTTAAGCTTAGTTCTAGGGTCTCGATAAAGGCTCTTAGCCTCTTTGACTACCCAATCCTTAGTAGCCGGGCTGGTGTCCTGGTTCTTATTTAAGCCCGCTTCAAACTTCAGACGGCGGCAAGCTTTGCAGTCTTTAGCCCTAGTTCCAGTAGGAGTACGCTGGTAGGCGTCAAAAGGCTTAAACTGCTTGCAATCTACGCACTTCTTACCTTCTGGCTCCCCGTTGCTGTCTAGTACGATCTCATCAGTCTCGGTCATCTTCAATATCTATCTCGTACAAGCGGGCGATAGTCGCTGAGTCGCCTATACGGATTATAAAGCAGCCTAGCACTAGCTCTAGTAAGGGCTCGTCAAAATGGATGGCGAAGCCTAGCCCGAGCATGGGCTGGTATTCAAAAGCAATTCCCATTAGTTAAGTAACGCTATCCTAACTTCTCTGCGCCAGACTCGTACTTCTGCCTGCGGGCTCAAGTCCAGTTGGTCCATGTCTATCAGGAAGAGAAGGCAGTAGGAGCAAAAGGGCCACTTCTCTTCATTTACAGGCTGTTCACAATGGGGGCAACGTTCCAAGGTTGTATCTCATTTGCCAGCGTCGATTAGTAAGCCGTTCCTGCCTAGCTCTCTCTGCCTGTTCCTTATTTGAGAATGTCCCGTAACCGCTCAGATACGAGCAGGGGGAGCATAAGCTACCCTCGTCTATCTCTACCCCGCAATTATCGCATAGCCTCATAAACGCTCTAGGATTCGATTTAAGCCCCTCTATACCCGGGTTAAGGGGTATGTAGCCATAAGGCTAAAATGGGCTAAAATTCCTCAATGAAATCAAGGGTCCAGACCCCCTATTTTTGGCCTTCCGTGACTGCCTGGAAGTGGGCCTCTTCGTAGTAGTATTTTATGACGCTTTTGAAGGGGATCACTACCCCTCCGTTATCTTCCAGCCGGTGATTGTCAGGGTTACGGCGCGTGCAGGATAAGGCACGCTCAAAGAAAGAACGGCTGTCGTCTATCTTGCCACGGAACAAGTCTACTAGATCGTCCACGGTGCGCTTACGCTTTGCCATGAGCTTCTGAAACATCCTAAAAGTGACTAATCCCGCTATGTTACCGCTTAAAGCGGGCTGGGGGCTAGCGTGCTGCATGTAAGTATGTGATTTAGTTGACATACTGGTACGTTTCAAAACTGGCCTGCTACCGGGCTGGGTGTATGCAGGGCTTAGCCCCGGGGTGCGGGGGTACGGGGCACAGTAGTTCTAAAATCCTAGCCACTAGCGCGCATACTAGAACAGAGCTAACTAGCTGATTATACAGGGGTTTAACATACCCCCTAGTTAGGACTAGAGCCCCCCGAGTAGCTGGCGTGCCAGTAAAGCTTACATGGGGGCTATTTGCTAGTGTGCTAGTACGCATATTCGTCAATGATATTAGCTAGTTAGTCTAGTATGTCCACTTGGTATAGAATCAAGGGGTTAGGGGGCTTTTTCTAGCTCGGAAGCTCGGTCGCATAGTGGCGAGCATGCTCTAGCTTGCTAGTCCCGAGCTAGTCCCGAGCACGCTTAGCAAGCCCCGAGCACGCTTAGCGAGCTAGCTTAGCTAGCATGCTTACTAGAGTAAGCTTACTTAAGACAAAGATAGGTTATGCATCCATTCGCCCTACTCGGGACCCTAGTCATATATAAGAGGGGGGCTCTTATATATGCATGACTGAGGGGTGGCCGTCGTAGTGAAGGATAGCCGAGCATACAACCCCCCCAACCCATGTTGGGGGCTAACTCTGCAAGGCCAGTAAGCGGGGATTAATCTGCTTACATATATATAGAACGTATGCGCAAAATAACCCTTATAAATAGCCTACTTGCAAATGCCTCTTTTATAGGCATTGTAACCCCTTGATTTTATTCACTATGCCTATTTTTTAATCACCCCTCTGCCTAAATGTTGTGCAATGTTGAAAAATAGAACAACCCCCAAGTTAGCATATCCTTATATATAGCATACTTACAAAAAGCTTATAACTGGCATGCATAGTGCTTATAGGTATAAGCATGAATACTAAGCACAAAGCAGATTGCAAGATGGCCTTTGGCCGTAAAGATAGCTCATGCCCGCGTTGTCAGGAGCTAATCGCAGGGGCTAGTCCTCGCGAGGGTTGGCAAAAGTCCTACTTCGCGGCTAAGCATAACCGGGAAGCTATCGAGCTTGAAGCTATCCGTTCGCATGATTTCAAAGCTTGTGAAGCTAAGAATATCGTTTGCACGCATTTTGACTATTAAGGGGGTTGTATGCTTACCGAATACTTAGATTATACGTATTGGGTTATTCTCGTCGGGGCTCTGTATGCCCTTAAAATTGTTGTTCTCAATCTTAAATAGGGGGTTGACTATGGCGGCGAAATATCGAGCGCACTATGAGGGTACTTGCTCGCGTTGTATGGCTAAGATTAGCGTAGGGGACTATATAGCATGGGCCAGGACTAAGGGGCCGAAAAAAATCTACCACGTAGATTGCAAAAACCCGTCTATATGGCCGTTCCCGGAAGAGGCCCCGGAAGAGCAATCGCCAAAACAAGAGCAACCCCCTAGAATCATAGAGGGCAAAGCTTTTGACAATAACCATATTTGCAAGCTATGCGATAAGACTTATGGTAAGCATAGCTCCATGAACTTTTCTTGCCCTATTGACGGTATGGGGTTGTATCATAATAGTGACCGTTTTACCCCTATTGAGACCCCAGACTTCGGGATAGACGGGGATGAAATGCATCGCATGGAAGAGCCCCCTCCCGATGATAATCAAGCCCCTATTACGACATACGTTAAACCGTCCTCTAGCTCTTCTGATGCTCTGTTAGACCTAATTAGCTCCAAGGTTGAAGAAAAAGTCTTGATTGACGTTCAGCGCAAGGTAGACGGGGCCGTAGGCAAGATTGACAAAATTGTCAAAGACAAGCTCGATACACTGTCAATCCCGTCAATTATCGTGAAACGTCATGAGCTTCCGGAAGTGAAGCTCCATAACGTCCATAAGCAATTCAAAGACGTGTTAGAGCTAGTCAATGCGGGCGAGTATGTCTACCTACACGGTGCGCCGGGAGGGCATAAGTCAACCATAGGTCCCCAATTAGCGGAAGCATTGGGTGTGCGCTATGGATATATGTCTTTGTCCGAACAAACTCCGGAGTACGTTGTCAAGGGTTTTACCAGTCCTATAGACGGTAAATACTATGGTTCTATGTTTGCGGATTTTTACGAAAACGGGGGCTTGTTTTGTTGGGAAGAACTTGACGCGGCTAACGACAATTTGCGAGCAAGCTTGAACACTATGTTGGAGAACAAGATTGCAGCATTAGACAAGGGGCTAGTCAACCGCCATGAGAAATTCTATCTAGTGGCGAACGGCAATACTTGTGGACGTGGAGCACACCCTGCATTTCCTTCGCGGACTAGCTTTGACGCTGCCTTTGCTTCCCGGTTCATCTATCTTCAATTCGAGTATGACTGGAAACTGGCGAAGCATATCGCCCTAGGCCTTAACCCTCAGTCCGGTCCCATCGCTACATGGGCGGAAAAGGTCTCTAATTGGGCGCTTGCTAACGGCATACAGCTTGTCATGAGCCCGCGTGAAGTCTACAAGCTGGCGAAGCTAACTAAGATTACAAGCTTGTCTAACGAGATTTTGCTAGATGGCGTTTTACGGGGGCTTGATATTCCTAGCAAAGACAAGCTTTTACAGTCCTATCCATTCCCGTCTATTTCGCGCGATTAAGGGGGATATATGCTCGATACGAATTACAAAGAGGCAAAAAAATCATGGTTCCATAGGTATGACAACGTGTCTGACTATTATCGTGACGCTAACGGCCCCTCGTCAATGCATCAGTCCGCTAGGTCTAGCCGTAATACTCATGGCTCATGGAATGGTTCGGATAGCTTCGCGGAAACTCAAGAACGGTTTATAAAGGGTTATCCTCATGGAACGGCGGAAGCTAAAAAGCTTTTGCTACAAGTTACCCCATATTTGCGGACTGTCAAGGGGACTAGCAAGGGTTGGCGCCCCCAGCGATACGCGGGGGGGAATTTTATCCTTGACAATTATGTGAGGGGTATCCCCGACGTGTCGAATTGCATGGTCCCGGTTATCTCTAAGAAATTTGCGAGCATCATAGTCAATGGAACGGTTAGTAGCTCGATAGGGGTTGAAGTAATGCAAAGGCGGGGGCTTGTAGCAGTAGCATTGACGCAAGTCCTAGAATCTCATGGTTACAGGGTAAGCATTAAGCTCGCAAACTCCACTAGCGGCGATAATGGCGCGAAGCTTTACTGCGTTGTTGACCTAAAGCCGTTCAATCAAACAATCGAGCTAGACCGTCTAGCTTTTTTCTTGGCGGATGCTTCCGCCTTTAGGCGCCTTCACTTTTCATGGGAAGAAACTCTTCCGGAGGACGTTAGGCAAATCATGAATATCCCCGGGGGCTATGGGCGCCCATGCGAGTTACCAGATAGCGAAATAGGAAAAGACGATATTTATCTAGGGTGTGCTCATGCTCGCGCGGAGCATTGGTATAGCTTAGAGGGCGCTATAGGGTATCTCAAAGAGCTACTAAAACGATATGGTATTGAATCATAGAGGGGGTTGTCATGGAGCATATAAAGCAAGCTAAAGACGAATGTTTCCCTACTGTCCTCGCGATGCTATCGGGGGTTGACGTTAACAAGATCCTAGCGGATGGCAAAGCTATGAGCCCCCTAATCCATTCATGGAGCATGTTTACAAGTATAGGCAATCCCGACGATATAACATCAACCTATCGCATGCTCGCTAGAAAGTATGCGCCATACTTGGTTGACTACTGCGAGCCCCTTAGTGCTTACGAAATAGCTAAGACAAGGGGCTATATGTCTTACAAGGATTTTCATGCTCAAACCTTGCATGGCAAGGGGGCCGCGTTGTATGTCTCAAGGTATCTCTCAAGCCCCGGCGCCCATATTACTGCGTATGAGGACGGGTTTATATATTGCGGTAATCAGGATGGTCCTATGACCGCGCGCGACTATTGGGTTAAACTAGCGAGCAAGTCTATACTTTGTCCGTTCAAAGTTATTCCAGAACCATAGGGGGTTAGCATGTTTTTACTTCATAATGTCGTCCTGACTATCGGATTAATAACTATCGGTTACTTGAGCATCAAGCTTGCTATAGCTCTACTGATTATACTGGTTAGGCATAGGGCATTAAGCAAAGGCCAAGTAGCTAGGTTAGCTGCTGGGGTTAGGTTATTGACTAGGGGGCTAATATGAGATTACTCTACTTGCGAAGTCTGAGCTTGATTTTAAAAAGCTTGTTATATATCTTGCGCATTATCAACTGGCGCTATACTTCATGGGATGATATCAGCCGGGAGGTGCGCCAGTGAAAACATACTATAGCTTGTGTCAAAATTGTTGCTACAAATACCACCCGGTTATGCTAACCACCTATATTAGCATGCCCTATGCTAGGTGTGACAAGTGCGGCTATAAACCGGACAGAGTAGCAATGACCTATATAGAAACAATCGAGACAGAGCAATTAGACAATGAAATCCAAATATGAAAGGGGTTAGCCAATGATCCAAGTTAAACGCGGGGAGTCTATTCACGTCATGCCCTACGGGGCCGCAATAGTAGACAAGCTACTTGACAATGGCAGAGTCCTGGCTACTATTGACAGGGTAATCAAGCGGCTAGATGGTACTCTTACGAATCAAGTTATAGTCGAATTGCATCCGGTATGGATCGCAAGGGAGGGGGTTTAATATGACCGGGACACCCTCGGGAAACAAAGAACGCAAGCGTAAGCTAGAACGTCGCAGGCTTATTAGCTGCGGGCTATGCCCTTATCACCGTAAAGAAAACGGTTATAGCCGCAAGCCAAGAACGGATAAGTACAAAACAAAAAGAATTAGGGGTATTGACAGGCACGCACGCTAACACTATATTCAGCGCGTGACGGAGCTAAAAATTCACATGAGGGGGTATGACATGGTAAACGACGCAGACCATATTGAAGCCCTACGCAAGCGGTTAGTGAATAAGCTTAGGGACAAAGAGCATGAAGTGGCGGAGATTCAAGAAATGATCCGCGTTCTAGGGGATGCCCCTAGACTGCTGCAAGGGCGCGAGCTACGAGACACCGGGAAACCAGACACGCCCACCAAGCCAGCTCCCACGCGCTACAACATGGACTTGTCAAAGCAGATAGCTTTATACGTCGCTAGCAGGCCCTACGACGAAGTTATAAACCGGAAGGACATGATAGCCACGCTCCGGGCTGATTATGGCGTAGTCGGCAAGCATGAGAGCCTGTATGCCTATATCTCCAGTGTTCTGAAGAGAATTGCTGATGACCCGAAAAACAGCTTAGCCCTTCGTTACAAAACAGGGGAGGGTTTTTATCGTAGCAGAAACGACCAAGAAAACACGTTAGTTGCTAGTGTATGATACAGGGGGATAACATGACCGAGGGGGTCGCTATAGGATGTTCTGTCAGTATTGCGGAGGGAAGATGACGCACGTAGGGGTAAAAGTATCTGAGTTATTGGCCCTAGTCCAGCGTGATTATTCGATCAATGGTAAACGGAGCAAGTACAACGTGGACTTGTACATCAACAACCAGCTAATACCGGCGCTAGGGGCTAGAGTAGCTAATCACGTTAGGAAGAGCCATGTCGAGCACTACAAGGCCCAGCGCAAGGCCAAGGGTGCTAGCGAAGTGACTATCAACAGGGAGCTAGCCGTACTCAAGCGCGCGTTCAATCTGGGCATCGAAGACGAGCTAATCGAACGCAAGCCTACTATTAAGCTGTTCACTGAGCCCGAGCCCCGGGAGGGGCATTACGAGCATGACGAGTTTAACCGATTCCAGGACATTGCTAGGGCTCTAGGGGCTAGACAGAACTACGATGGTCCGTTAGTAGCCGATATTGTCTTGTTTGGGTATTACTCGGGTTGGCGGCTGCGGGAGTGTTTAGGGCTACACAAGGATTGGATTCGAGTTAAAGACAGGGTTGTTATACTTCCAGCTAGCAAGCATAAAACTAAGCGCCCTAAAGTCTACCCACTAGAAGGCAAGGTCTGGGAGATGGTCGAGCGCCGGCTGGCTGCCGCTGCCCCTAGTGGCCTACTGTTTCATAGGCGCAATAGGCCAGTGAAGTCTATCAGAAGAATCTGCATGACTATCTGCTGTACTGCTAAGATTAATAGCGAGCATTTCTTCCATAACCTACGTCGAAGCTGCACTACTAACCTAGATAGGGCCGGAGTGGAGCAGTCTACTGGCATGAAGATCACCGGGCACACTACTAGCAAGGTCTATGAGAATTACAACCAACATAGCATAGAGCGGCTACGCCTAGCAGTTAGGAAAGTTGAGGAATACTTAGAACCGAGAGAACAGGAGGAACCTTCTAAAGCAACTACTGAGATTTCTACGCAAGAAAAACAGTTGCGCGACCAGACAAAAAAAGCTACTGAAATGGCGGAGAGGGCGGGATTTGAACCCGCGAACCGCGTTAGCGATTACCTGATTTCGAGTCAAGTAGACGCTCCTAAGCCCCTAGAATCAGAAGGGATTCTAGTAGGTGTAGGGCGATTTATCCGGCGCTTTTGGAAATAACCAGCACACACCAGGGGGGAATAATGCTAAAACTAGAACAGGATGACAGACAGGAAATTCTACAAGCTTTTCAGATAGTTGTGGCCTATCTACAAAAAGAAAGTGACGCGATTACACTAACAGCTCTGAAAGAGCTAACAGAAGGTAGTTTTAAGGATAGTGTAGCTAAGATGGACGAAGCTATATTATTCGACAAACTCTTGACAGATATAAGATCATGTTTAAGTTCTGAATATCAGAAAGTTGCCGCAGTACACTAGATGGGGTTAAGGATGAAACCTTGTGACAGACAAAGAATATAAGCTTGTGGAATCTCTAGTAACGGAGATTGGCCGACGACAGAGATGGTCGAAGGATGACATGCAAGATTTCTTACAGGACATGCTTGTTAAGCTTTTAGAAGCTAACCCTAAGCATATAACCAGGAGATATGCTTACATGCTCGCTCATTGGATGCTTGCTGACCGTAAGCGTAAAGACGACCGAAGGCCCCAGATAATCTTTTCTAGCGATTTAACAGAGTATATTCTTGACAAGAAAGACAGGGGGTAACATGAAAAGGTCCTATCAGCTATTCCAGCGTGGCGGTTTATACCGTATAGCTAGACCGGGGTGGCTCTTCTGGCATTGGGAGAAGGAATACGACAGTGTTGGTGACGTTATTATCGTCCAATCACGTCTAAAGTCTGAAATTGAGCGTAAGCTCAAAGAGCTTCAATTCCTAGAAGAGCGAGCCTATCTTTACAAGAAAGACCGCTGGCATAAGGTGGAGGTTTTATGAAAGACAAGTATGATGAGCAAACCGAGCGGCTATTACCATGCGATTGCAACAACCGTGATGGCAGAGAAGGCCATTTTTCTAGCTGTGCTGGCTACTGGCGTGAAGGGGTGGCCGATGCGCTGCGGGAGTTGGGCAATGAGCGTGATAAGCTACGAGCCGAGCACGAGGCATCTATGGCGCATTGGCTATCTATTTCGCAGGGATACCTAGCCGAGCGCGATAAGCTTATATATGAACTACTGGTGATAGGCGATATGGCCGTGGTAGACTTCGATGATGAAGTAGTCGGTATGGTTGATGAAATAGTAAAGCCCCTAACCCCTATGACGACCTATGCTGAAGCTAGGAGAGCAGAGATTAGCCAAACTGCTACTTTAAGGGCTAGAGTGGCAGAGCTAGAGCCAATGGTTGATGACCTATGGCGTGCTCTGACCCCAGAAATGCGCCACAAGTTTAATACACGTTGGATGAAAGATAGTGGCAAGTTGAATGACTGAGATTGAATTGATTAATAAGATGGCCTGGAAGATGGCACGTCAAAACCGTTACGTTATAGGTGATGTAGTGCAGGCCCAGAAAGATTTATACCAAGCTGGACTAGAGGGTTATTGGCTCTACAAAGATGCTGAATACTTTCCTATCAAGTCCATTAAACAACACATGCTAGTCGAGCTAGCGCACTTGTGCGGCTGGCCTTCCTGGAGGGGGCGGGCTACTGTGAAGCTTCTCCCGACAGTACCGTTAGACAATATCAACCTTTCTAAGTTTGTAGCTACTAACATGACAGTACAAGCCGAGCAAGCTATGAACTACGAGAAAGTCTATAATGCTGCTGTAGAGTCTGACGCTGGTAGAGGGAAACCAGGGCAGCGCACAAAGCATGCCAGAACTCTAAGGTTATTTGCTAAGTATGGTATCGGCGGCAAAGGTAAGGTTAGCCCCTTGCCAAACGATATATCACCTGATACATACTGGTACGCTTGTAAGAGCTTACAGAAGTTTGCTGAGGGGGTGCTAGCGTGATCTACGACCATGAGAAGAAAGAGCGTGCTAACAACGGTGAAGTAACTTACTTACCGATGCCTGCACCTAGACCCGACATATCCCCTATGATGCTGGCTTACTTGCATGACCGTGAACTTAGCTATCAACTAGCTAGGGGTAATGGTTGGTATCCTACTTTAAGCAAGGGGGCTCGTATAGTTATCCCCTGCGTAAATAGCATTGGCTTCCACTACTGGCAAGCTAGGTCTATGGTCAATGACCCATTACGCTATGACTCTCCCCCTATCCCCCGCCGAGACAGTATCGTTATGTTATGGCCCCAGAAGCAAAACCCCAATGCCTTGCATACAGTAGTAATCACAGAAGGCCCTATGAAGTCACTAGCTGCTGCTGAGTTCTACCCGTCGATTGCTACGATGGGGGCTGCCCCTAGCGAAGAAGTTCTGGAGCATATCAAGCGTAAGATTATTGCTTTAGGTTTGACGGATGTTTGGATAGTGCCTGACCTAGATGCTCCTGAGTTCATAGACAATTTCAGGGAGCTTAATCCTAAGATAGTCATGCCGACATGCAAAGACTTAGATCAGATGCCTAGATGGGAAAGGGAGAAGTTGCTAGGATGAACATCCTAATAGTAGTAGCTTCCACGGAGGAAGAGGCAAGCATGAGGCGGCTAATCACGCGGGCTACTATGCCAGGCTACCAGTTTATGCTTTTTAGTCTGTACCCGGCACTAGCAAGCAAGCCAACCATGAAAGCTCTGCGCGAGCTAAAGCCTAAGCTAGACGAAGTTATCAAGCAGCACAAGTTCGACTATATTATAGCTGCTGGCGAGACTGCGGCTAGGCTGGCTCTCGATACTAGCGCGGTGAATATCAGCAAGCTTAGAGGGAGAGATTTTGAATATGAGTTCGGAATTAAGAAGCCCAGCAAGAAGAAA